GTTTTCACCATATCGGCTTGGGTTTTTTGTTGCGATTGCGCGGCTTGCTGTTGTACCAACGCTTGATTACGCATAACTTCAGCATCGGCACGTTCTTTTGCAATTACAAGTGACTGCTGTTTGTACTGCGCGTCAGCTTGGTCTTTAGCAGCTTTACGCTGAATCTCCTGCTGCTTTAACTGCAACTCAGCTTGCTGCATCTGCACTATTGGGTCTTGCTGTTGCTGTTGTGCTTGCTGCTGTGCAGCTTCCTGCATATGCTGTTGAGTCAGTTGTTTAGCTGCTTGTGCGACCAACTGAGATACTTGGATTTCAATTTCTTCCGACATTTCTTCGTCTACTGCGGGGAGTGAAACGCCCAACTGCTCTTCGATTTTCTTACGGTACGAGAACGCTAAATGCTCTGAAATATGCGCTTGCGCCGCAGCTATTAGCCCCTGTGCCTGTGGGTTTTGCCCCATAAGCTGCATCAACGCCGGGTCTTGCATCATCGATACGTGGGTAGCAATATGTGCTTCGTGGTCTTGGTACAAGAACGCTTTAACCGGTTTACCCACAAGAATCGACATGTTCTCGCTAATCGGGTCACGTGGCTTCTGATCTTCCGCAGTCGGTATAATCTTGTCGATATTCTTTAGCCCCAAGACTTCCAACATCTCTTTGTGTAGGTACGGCAAGTCATAAATCTGTGGGGCAGACTGTGACATTTGGAACGCTGCTTGGTACGTAACAATACGCTGCGCCATAGTGCTGGCATTAGGATCAGACACTGGAATTACTTCTACCATGTCATAGTCAGCTTGCTTAACGCGGCGTGTCTCGTCTACATCTGGCTCGTATGAATACTCTGACGGTGTGTAATCACGGATGATTTCTTTTAGTAGCTTGAACTCCATCTTCATTGCAAAGTGGACTCGCGCCTGAACCGCTGCCATCGGCTTTAATGTACGCTCCAAAAGCGCCAACGTTGTACCTACTGGAGCTTGCGCTGACATGTCGCTAATATTCATATCACTGATTGCGCCTAACCTACGACCTTCTTCAGTAATAGTTTGTAGCAACGCTGCCAGAACCTGTGACGGTTCTTTGTACGGCAACAGCATGATGTTGTCTTTAATCGCACCACTCGGTACGTCTACGTCTTTAAACTCGCCGGGGCCAATCGGGGTGTCGTCCCCTTTAATACGTAACCCTCTACTCTTTAGTCCACCGGGGAGGTTAGCCAACGTACCTGCATCCACAAGCTGCCTAATAATACTTGTACCCGCACGAGCATACCCGCCGATGATATGTATCAGGCCAAGTCCATAAAATCCAAAACCCGGAATATAGACATAGTGGACAAAGTGGTTACGCTTTAAATGTAGCTCGTCGTTTTCTTCCCAGTTACGACGAATAGCCAAAATTTTCGACGTGCCACGCTCAATAGTTACAACGTACGGACGCGCAATCTCATCTTCTTCATCTTCTGCGCCATCAATAATTAAATCGGCATGAACCTCGTAGACTGTGTACCTGTCGTCGTCAGTTATAGAGTACCCAGCGTCTTCTGCTTTTTTCTTCTCGATGTCTGTAGGAAACGACTCAGGCTCGCCCAAATCAACATCACAATAAAAGCCCGCTACTTGTAGCTTCTTTAACTCATTCTTAGTCTTACGCATGACATGCGTTACACGCTCGGCAAACTCAATATGCGATGCGCCGTAGGGTACAATCACGTCTTCAGCGGAAATATAAATAGATACTTGACGCCCAATATTAGGGTCGTAGTAGACTTTCTTAAACGCCGAACCTGCCAAACCTAGCGAGTACAACATGCGCTCGTGCTCTGAACGGTACTCCACCATCTGTTCAGTCAGCTTGTAGTTCATATCATTCTGAACTCGTTTGGCTGCGTCTTCTTTTATCTTGTCGATTGCTCCGACAATCTTTGTCTTAACAGGGCCACCAGCAGGGAACGTCTCCGACATTGTTTCGGCTTGGAAACGAATTGCCGCTTCTGCTAAAACTGTAGAGTACACACCGCAAGCATCATCCCACGGCTCCGTACGCTCTTCGTACCTAAACCCAAGTACTTCTAAGCCTTTAACATACGTATCCGCCCAATCTTTACGGGAGCTAATATCTGCATCTATATACTCAATCAACTCACTAGCAAGTTCAGTTAACGTACCTTCGTCCAGCACTTCTGCCAGATTTTCGTCAAAATTATCGCGGGAGCTTGTTTTTGACTTTGTTTCTTTTTCTAACACCACATCGACTGTACCGTCATCGTTAAATGTTAGTTCGGGTGACCCGCCTTCGATCATAATATCAATGCTTGCTCCACCTTCTTGCGCTATACCTTGTGGGGCTGCATATATAGACTTGCTTATACTGTTAGACGCCATACCGGCTCCTTAATCCTTAGTAGTATCCACCGCGTCGGCGGCCTTTAAAATATTTAACATCCTCAGGTTCATCAGAAGGCAAGCGGATAAACCCGCCGTTTCTAAATCTCATTAAGGCCATGACGGTCGAGTCAACTAAGTCATCGTTAGATACAAACGGAAACCCGGCAATCTCTTCAACCACCTCTTCTGCCCAACGTGTCTCGGGTACCCAGCACAATCCCGACTTCACAATATCTGCAACGGAGTTCAGTCGCGCCATCTTGTCGCCCGTACCGCGGTGTGGAGTAAACTCTTGCACCGGAACTCCCATCCTTCGCATCTCTTGGTATAGTTGTGTCCCGGCACTTTTCTTCTCGACAATAAATGCATCTGGCTCCCACTCTTCGTACTCCGCTAATGCTAACGTTTTAAGTTCAGGAAACTCTAGGCGTTTTTTGATCGAGTTTAAGAGGATAATGTGGTATGCCTTGGCCTCATCGTTCATGAACACACCCCACGTTGTTAACGCTGTAAAGTCTGCTCTATTATGTGACTCGGCAGCAGCATCTAATGACATGATAATATATTCACACACCGGCGGGGTATCATTTTCCCAAACCTGCCACCATTCCCGTTTTACTAACGCCGCTTCCTCGGCTGTCGGATTCTGCTGGTACTGAGCGTTCCACTGGAACACCGGCATAGACGCTTTAGTTCGGAGCAGTGCGGGGATGTCAAAAAACTCAGGCCATAACGCCTTTTCAGTAATCTCACCTGTCTCTTTATCTTGTACATCTAGTATTGCTGGGAACTCGACCACGTTGTACTGGTCAGCGTTCTCGTTGTTCATGTCCTTTAGTACGCGCCCCGTTAGATCATCAAGATGCCATCGGGTTTGTATAATCGCCACCCGGCCTCCGGGCATGAGACGAGTTCTAGCGCCGTAGGTAAACCATTCGTACGCTTTATCAAAGACATCAAAGTTTCCGTTGATAATGTCTTGTTCATTGTGTGGATCATCGACGAGTAGTAAATCCGCGCCTCTGCCAGCAAGTGCCGACCCAACACCGCAAGCAAAATACTCTCCTCCGGCGTTAGTATTCCATCGTCCCGCACTTTTTGAGTCAGCCGCAAGATAGACGGTTGGGAAAATTTTTCTGTACGGTTCAGAGTCAATTAAATTCCTCACTTTCCGACCAAAATCCACCGCCAAATCTGTGGTGTGTGACACCATAAGTACCTTCTTATTAGGGTACCTGCCGATAAACCACGCTGGAAAATAGATAGAAACAAGCTGAGATTTGCCATGTCTAGGGGGCATATTGACACAAATACGGTCTTTTTTACCCTCGGCAATGTCCATTAACAGGTTTGCTAGTATCTTGTGGTGTTTACCAACCTTATAATCAGGCTGCATAGCCTTACAAAACTCGATTAAATCATTCCTAGCGGCTTCAGATCGCCTTCTTTCAGCCAAAACTTCGGTTATTTCGAGTATTTCTTCCTGTTCTGAAGCGTCAAATGCGTCAATATTCTGCAAAAGCAGGTCAATATCATCATCTTCTAGGTGAATACTCACTGTTCTGACTCCGTATCTACCGTTTTTACGCCCAACTCTTGCATATCTGCGTCGGTAACATCAATCTCTTGCGCTTTTTTACGTAACAGAGCTAACTTTTCTTGCAGATTCGACTTGAGATCATCTGTGGATCGATGTGTAACCGTTACTTCTGAGCGGTCTGTAAACAAACCTACATCGGAAATCTTACCAAGTAGTTCCAACGCTTTGATACGTACCCGGGGATCAGGGTTATTTGTTTCTAATATGAGTTTGTTAGTTACAAGGTGTCGTATCTGGGTCGCTTGCTTAACTACGGCGTGGCTAAAATCTTTTAGGGTGTCATGTACGCCGATTAGAACGGCTGGAGGCAGATTAGAAAACCTTGCTGTGGTTAGTATCTCATTTGTTTTGGCTTCGTCTTCTGCAAACGAGTTAACGATTGTGGCTATCCGTGCCTTGTCTTCTGCATCGGGTTCCAGTACCTCTTCAGGTAGGCCGTGTTCTTTTAATACTTCTATAGTTCCACATGCAGCAGCCGCCCGCTCTTTAAGTTCCGCGTAAGGCAAGGTGTTAGGAGGCATCTCGATGCCGATGTCAGGAGTACAAATGATCATGTCGCAAACACAACAGGCTGTGTTGAAGGCCCGAATGTAACACAAAAAATAAAATTTGCAATGGGGGGTACTAAAAAAGGTAAGGGGGGTGTTTCTATATTGAGGGGGGTGGGGTGTTGTCAATTTGTATATATAAAGTTGGGGGGCCATATCGTTTGTGCGGAATAGCAACCTAGTACCATGCCGGAGTCCCTTAGCCTGTTAGGGGGGTATGGGTATAGGTAGGGTCAACCTAGTTAAAAAATAAACTTATACTCTAGTATAAGAAAAATAAACGCTATCATCCGCTATTAAACTTTATTTTCCCTTGACATCCTATGCCAAACCTGTACAATAGGAACTGTCGCAAGTAAACAAATTCGTTTACCCGACATTATCTTTCGAGGTGATTTATGAAAAAAGTAATTCTCTCTGCGGATTCGATCCGCGCCGGTCTGGATTATGTTTCAGCCGATGGTAAGGCTCAAAGTAAGCTTGAAAAGTTCGTCGATCTAATGTGGGCGGATGGTGTCCGGACTCTGACTCTTCGTGCTAAGGGCGATGACGGTAAAGCTTGCACAGAGAATGATGCGTTACGTGGTCAGATCAAGGAAGCTGTCATTATTCCGGCTTTTCCTAAGAATGAGCAAGCCTTACTGGAAAAAGAGACTAAGACACTTAGTGAGCAGGATAAGTTCTTTAAGTTCAAAGTACAGCAAAAGCTTGGCAAGTACATGAGCAGCTTTGAAAAGAAAATCGCAGAGCGCGAGCATGAAGAACTTGTCGAAGCCGGATTGATCGAGCCAAGAACACCTAAGACTGACGCACAAAAGCTGCAAAAACAGCTTGACGAAATAATTGGCAAGTACCAAAACTTAGACAAACCTGCTTTTGACGTAACTGAGTGCGTCAAGTTACTAAAACAGGTCAAGACGTTAACCCCCGCTGTTTAATCAACCTGCCCCCCGAAAGGGGGGCTTCTTTTGAGGTGATATATGTTTAACGATAATGACCCGATAAGTTTTCGTGAAATGCTACTCGCCATTGCAATCGGCTTAGTCGTCTGGGGTTTTCTCTTTTTGCTGTTATCTATTTAATTTAAAAACCCTGCGAAAGCGGGGTTTTTTTTCGCCCTCTTGATGCCAGTAACCAAAGCAGCGTGGCGTACAGCGTAATGCGTGGCTCAATATAACCTCTCTTTATTTTCTTATACCGCAGTATAAGTCCCGATACCAGTAACTCAAGCAGCGTGGCGCACAGCCCATGATATAACTGAAACGCATATCTCTTGATGCCAGTAACCAAAGCAGCGTGGCGTAGAACGTTATTTGTTCGTAAAGTTCTTTTTTTTATTTCAACAATGATATCTTTTTGTTTTCTTATACCACAGTATAAGTAGTTTAAAATTTAAATCAAAAAAAGAACTTTACGAACAAATAACAAAGGTTGTCGATATGGAATGTTGTTTGTTCGTAAAGTTCTTAAAAGTTCGGTTTTGCCTAAAAAAAACCGAACATTATCAATGCGTGGTAATGCGTTGTATCTGACGGTATCTATTGGTATCTAACGCTCTTTCTTGCCTATCAAAATGTATCAAACCTTCACAAAAATCATAATGTTCGAAAGTTCGGTCTTTTTTACATAGTTGTGTCCAGAATCTAAATTTCCCTGTCTTTTCTGACCTCCTCGCGGAGTTGTACCTCAACTTAGCTAAATCGGCTCGCCAACCCTTTTTTCGAACCGAACTTTAAGAACTTTACGATCTTACCTTTATATTCAAAGACTTACATCACTTTTACAAACCGAACACTAAATAACTTTAAGAACATTCAACACGTGACAAACACGTTGAAAATTTAAATCAAAAAAAGAACTTTACGAACATTATCATACGGTAACAAGCGATGCCAAATACTTGACTTTGACGTCATATTGTGTTATAATATATACTGTTACGTGGGAAAGCGTAGCAATAAAGCAACTGCATTATATTTCACTTATACTCTAGTATAAGTAAATCACATAACTAACGAGGTGACTTATGAACCAAGAAAGAATGCAGCAACTACACGAAACCATTGCCAACTTAGTAGCACAGCATGGTAGCGGGATTATCACAGACTTAGAGTTTGCCAATGCCGTAAGCGATGCAGCAAAACCCTTGCACAACACAGACTTAACTGGATTGATTGATGTGAATACTGGACTTCGTTACTAAGGAGCGGAAATTATGAACTACGCAGCATACTTAAAGCGCATTATCAACAACCCGAACACCACACGTGAAGAGTACATGTGGGCGTGGCAAGAACTTCAAAGCATCGAAGCCAAGCAAGCGGAAGTAAACGTAGCAGCAGCGAAGTACCGAGGTGAGTAATGGCTAAATATATATGTGTTGATTGCTTGTGGGAGCAAGTACCAGCAGCACGGGCGAAGTGGTGCGTCAAAGAACAACAACGTATCACGTGTTTGCAATGCGGCGAGGTACGGGCAAAGAAAGAGAGTAAGCGTAAAGCGTCAATGGTACAGATTCCGTACAGCAAAGGTGCGTATCAGTACATTTATAACCCCGCCGATTTAATCGGCACAAACCCAAAGAGGACAACATGAGCTTATTAACAGTAGAGAAGCATTGGACACACGATGGTGTGATCATAAACGTAGGTGACGATGGTGGTTACGTCATGATCGAGAACACAAAACAAGGGTGGATACAGATCACCGTATTCAATGACGAGGGCGACGTATTAATGGAGCGTGAATTCAATACTGTCACGCACCCCGAAGTTAAATTGAAGGAGGCATGAAATGAATAACAAACTACCAAATACTTGACTTTGATAGCAGATCGTGTTATAATATGTCTTATAGTAGTAAAGCGTAGTGAGCAGGTGCAGTAACCAAACCTTATACCACAGTATAAGAAAATCCAACAGCAGTACAACTTATAGGTGAACAAAATGCAAAACACATTAATGCAAATGACTCTCGCAACACCAGAGGTGCAGTCCGTACCTTCAATCGCTAGTAGCGCAATGTTCGTGGAGCTATCAATCAGTACATGGACAGGTCGCAAGCTAGACAAGCGGGCAACGAAGGAAACAACACAAGCCAACGGCGCTGATGACAGAGCAGGGTCATTCCACAAGAAGCTATTGGGTGACTGCGCCGAATTGGATGCGCTTCACAAGTTTGCAGGCAACGTACGTACATTCCACTACCACAGCACTATGCCTTGGTCGGATATGGGGATGCGCTTGCTGCCAACGTCTGCATACATGGACTACCACAACGAGATAACACGTCTCGAACAAGAGTTCCACAAGCTAACGAACGACTTTCTGACAGCGTACCAATGGGCGCAGGGTGAGGCGCAGCTAAAGCTAGGTAACTTGTTTAGCACTGATGACTATCCGCTTGCAGATGTACTGGCAGGTAAGTTCAAGTTCAGGTATGCGTACCAGATCATCCCAGATGCGGGGGACTTTAGGTTGAATATCGGACAGGACGCAGCCCAGTACTTGCAGTCGCAGTACCAACAGCACTACACGCAACAGCTAACAAACGCGATGAATGACGTGTGGCAACGTACGTATGATTCATTACGTCACATGAGCGAGAAGCTAGACTACCCAGATAAGGAAGACAAGGCAACACGTAAGATATTCAGGGACAGCCTAGTTGATAACGTCAAGGACATGATGGGTCTGCTTATCAAGTTCAACATAACCAACGATGTAAAGATGGACAACATGCGGGTCGCGTTGGAGGATGCTATGTACGGCGTGTCTCCTGAGGCGTTGCGTGAGGACGATGATTTCCGCGCCGAGACTAAGCGTAAAGTCGATGCGGTATTGTCCAATATGAAGTGGTAGGTAGGTGTGTGGTAAAACGGGATTCGAACTCGCCGGACTTATACCACGGTATAAGATGTTTATAAACAACATGGGTTCGTGTCCTGTAGTACCACTATATGTAGACTCGTAGTAAATTTAATCTTAACAACTTTATAGGTGAATAAAATGTCAAACGGATCAAACGTATCAAAACTTTACGAAGTATCAATCAACCAATGCGTCAACCTGATGTTGGCTAATCGTGGTCGTACTACCCTAGTGCAGGGTCACATGGGGTCAGGTAAGTCATCGATCCTAAAGATGTTGGGCGAACGCCTACCTACACATACTACTGTGTACTTTGACTGCACGACTAAGGACTTGGGTGACATGGCGTTGCCTGTGTTGCAGCACGTTGATCGTGATGGGTGTGTGCGCTTCATACCACATGAGGAGTTGGGTATTCACTTGGGTAAGCCTGTGGTTGTGATGATCGACGAGTTCGGTAAGGCTAACAACTCAGTAAAGAATGCACTGCTGCGCTTCATGTTAGAGCGTGAGTTCGCAGGTTACAAGCTACATCCTGACAGCATAATCTTTGCCACTACTAATCTAGGTGCAGAGGGTGTGGGTGATCTGTTGCCACCACATGCGCGTAATCGTATGACTATATTCCGTATGCGTAACAGCACAACCGAAGAGTGGGTCGAGAACTTTGCTATACCG